ATGCTTTGGCCGCCGAACTCCAGGGCGGGCAGCGCCGTATCCGATACGGTTCCGCTCAGCTTGCGCGGACCGATCACGATCGTCCGGGTGGCCTCATCCCAGGCGAACAGGATGAAGTCCCGAAGAAGTCCTTTGTGGCTGGAAGGCGGTTGGCCGGGCAGGCTGCATCGCTTCCGCTTGCGGATGCTGGACTTGGCCGATCGTCGGACGAAGGCAGCGAACTGCACCAGCACGGATGCCGGTCCCGGCCCGAAGGCCTCCAGGACGGCCTTCCGAATCTTCGGCCGGTCGATGAACGCCAGTTTGGCTTGTTCTATCTCTTTGCTCATGAATCATGCCGGTCCCTTCAACGTCACCGCAGGGGCGGATTTGAACAGGCCGCGCAACAGCTGGTCCGCATCGAGGATCGGGTTTGGCCTCTCCACGGCCGTCACTACCGCGCCGCCGACGCTTCTGTACTCGGGGTTCTCGTAGTGCCTTGCGATGGCGCGCACCAGGTCAAGTAAAGGCCATACCGTTTCCACGCTTGCGTTCTCCACGGCCTGCAATACGCACACGTAGAAGGAGACCTCCTCGATGGCGTCGCCAGCTCGGTTCAGCGGATCGCCAACCCACAATCGCGGCACGACCAGAACCCTCAGCGACCGGCAATCGTGAGGCTCGACGGCTATGGCATAGGCGAACTCAGCCTCCAGGGGCACGCCCCAGGACTCAGCCGTTAGGTCGGCCGTCAATGCCAACCCGAAGTCGGTCACCGGGTCGCTCACGGCAGGTCCTCCACGTCCGTTAGCTCGCTGTGCACCCTGTACATCGTGCCGGTCGGATCGCGTTCGAAACACGCGCCTTGGTTCAGCCCGCACACGCGGTATACCTCAACCGCGCTTGCTGCCGTCACCCGAATCGTGTCGCCTTCGGCCGGCTCGGTGGCCTCGCCGTTGAGCACAAGGTCGGCGACCGCAATTTTCCAGTCGCGCGTCCGGCTTCGGAGTGTGACAGGCTCGCCCTCGCCACGGTTTCCGGTCATGGCCGGGCACATGACGATGGTCACCGACAGCCCGTTCCGGCTGTAGACGGCCTGCACGCCTTGCGTGCGGACCGTCTCAGCCAGAAGAGCCGCGCCAGACTCGAACAACGTCGCCACCCAGATCACTCCTAGCTCAAGCTGGCCCCGTCATTCATCACAACCGACCAGCGGATATTGCTTCCGTTCTGCTTGGCAACCAGAAGGACCGCATCGCCAGCCGTATCGAGCGTGATCGTCGTATTGCCGGACTGATTGACGCCGGTCGCGCAGGTAATCACGCAGTTGCCGCCCTTCGTCTTGAAGGAAATCAGCAACATTTGGCCGACGTAGGTCGGTGCGGCCAGCGTCCGCGTCTCTGCGCCCGTAGTCACAATCTGGCATTCGCCCGTGTCTGTGACGGGGATGGCTCCGCCGTTGCCAGGGTCGGCGATGCTTGCCGACAGCGCGTTATGCACCGTGTTCGTCACGACCGAGACGGGCAAGGCCAGGACGCGAACGGTCTGCGCCGTTGCACCGGCCGCCTCCAAGGCGATCCCGATACAGGTGTTGCCCGTCGACGTCGTCGTGGCGCAGCCGGAGCCCGCCTCCCGGCCATACGGGTTTCCGTCCGCATCCCAGTAGACCAGCGACCAAGCGGCAATTTGCTCGTTCGCCTTCTGCACGTCGTACACGCCGCCCAGGTCCAGCGCTCCAAGCGAACTGGCCGCCGTCGCCCTGGGCGAATAGCCCAGTGCCACGTTCGTTCCAAGGACCTGCACATCCCCTGCCGCGATAGCCGACGAGGGGGTGTAGTCGATCGTCGTGCCGTCTGCCACTCTAACCGCTTTCATTGCCATGTGTGCTTCTCCTCTTTTCTATAACAGTGCTATTCGCACCGCTCGTGTGTTATTCCGCCTCGCCCAACATCTTCACGCCGCCGCGATAGTCCTGCAGGGCCACGCCGAAGTCGTGGAACCCGCGCATCTGAATGCCGAGCACGTTGAAGTCCGCCTCGGCGGTTTCGATCGTCGGGGCTTCCTGGCCGTCCAGGAATGCCACCTCGATCACCGGCAGGTCGTCCGGGGAGGCCAGAAGGTACCAGGCCTTCGAGGAGTAGCCGGCGTAATGCGAGTTGGACAGGTAGCGACTGACTTCCACGCGGAACTTGCCCTGATGCGGGTTGGCGACCGGGTATTTCGTCGAACTGGTCGTGTCCCGAATCTCCAAGCTCTTGTAGAGCTGCGTGGCCGTGGCCGCCAGCGCCGTCGGCACAAGCATGATGGAAGGCATGATGCCGGTCGGCTTGCCCTCGGCGTCCACCATGTTCAGGAACAGCACTTCCGCCGCCGTGAGCCCGTCGATGCTCAGGGCGGTCGTGGCGCCAGCCAGGTAATTCGCGCGGGCAGCGGTGAAGAAGCTGGAATTGTTCATGAAGGTTTTCCAGAAGATGTCATTGATCTTCAAGCCCGAACCCCGCCCGAGCTTGCGCGGCACGGCGGATATGGCGCCCAGGTCGTCATTGATAATGTCGCGCCGGTCCACGGTTAGCATGAGGCCATAGGTGTCGGCCTTGTTCGTGTAGGTCTCTTCCCCAAGCGTTCCGTGCTTCAGCGTGCCGCCCGGCGCCACCTGCTCGTACTGGTCGGCACCAACGAGGCGATACGACGTGATCGTATTGAAGTTGGGGACGCTTCGAACCGCGCAAATGTTCCGCCACGTCCGTTCGACCGACATAAAGCCGGCCAGCAGGAACTTGTTGGCGACGGCGGAGAGGATGCCGCCGACATCAATGTTGGAGAAGCCAGCCTGAATGGCCCCGTCCCGCGGCATGGTCGCCGCGCGCAAAATATCGCGCAGGTTGCCGCGCAGCGAGTGACCGTGCCAGCCATTTTCGCGGGCAGCCATCATCAGGAGCTCTCCAAGCGTCGCTCCATGCCGAAACCGCTTCCGCGCCTGTTCCATGACGTGTTCCGGATACATGGTTTCGACGTTCGGAAGACCGGCCGCGTCGCACATAGCGGCCTCGATCTCCAACGGCTTGTGTTCCGGGTAGCTGCGGGCGACCGGCGGTGGTGCCGAACGGAACAAACGGAGCAGCGCTAATTCCGTATCTTTCCGGTTCCACCCGTCCGCCTTGGCGGCCTCGATGATTGACTTGATTGTCTCGATATCGTCGGGGTGCTGCTCAATGTATTCCGCCCCCAGATCGTCCAGCTCCTGCTTGCGCCGGATCTCCGCCTCGACCGTGCTCATTTTGCTTGAGGACCGACCCGTGGTCGCCGATGCCTTGACCGTATGGGGCAGAATCTCAGGGGATACAGGACCGGTAGTTTCTTCGCGCACTTCTTCCTTTTGCTCAGCCATGTTTGACTCTCCTGTGGCGCTAGCCGCCACCGCAAACGTCTCTGGATCAGCGCCGCTGCCGACAAAGCTCACCTCGTAGAGCTCTGAGCGTGCGGCCACATTCAAGGGCCCGGCCAACTCGCGGCCGTTCACCTTCACCGTTTTGCCTTCGGGTACAAATTCGTGGTCAATGACGGATGCGGCCACGGACGCCTGCCAGGGGTATCCGTTGTCCGCATCTGCCACGACTTCCCGTGCCGCTGCGCTTGTGCTGGAGACCACGCCTACGACGCGCAGGCTATCGCCCTTGTTCTCGACGGCCTCGATATGGCCGACGCGAAGGCGGGGATCGTGCTCCAGATAGACCTTGGCACCCTTCCGGATGGACAGGCCGGCTAGATTGATAGCGACGGGATACCGCCAGCCTCCAACCTTCATCGGTCCGCCGGTGTAGGCGTCAATGTAGAAGTGCCGCGCGCCCTTCTTCGATTCGCCGTCGGAGGCCTCAACCGACAGCGCTGCCGTGATTACCAGCGGCTCCGAGGCCGACGCAGACGCCTTCGTTTTCTCTTTTGTCGCTGGCTCGAACTCGATGGGCTTGTAGTCGTGGTCGGAGAGCCACTTCTTGGCCTCCGAGACGGTCCACTTGTCGGCATCGAACCGGATCGACTGGATCACCACGCCGCCGTTCGGCGCGCTCTTCAGCGGTCCGCCAAGCGCGCGAATGCCTTCGCTTGCCTTTTCCCAGATCTGCACGATCCGCGCAAAGTCGCCGGGGTCGCGCAGTCGTGCCGCGTGCTCATTCGGATACGGCATCGGCCTGTTCCTCCTGTTGCGCCTCACGCTGCGCCGCGCGGTCTTGGGACGTGGAGTCCTGCGATTGCGGACTTGTGGCAGCCAGTCCAAGCTCCCGCATCAGTTTGATTTCTCTTGCCCTCTGGAGTAGGTGGGCCTGCCAATCCTTGCCCTGCCGCGCACACTCGTCCGCCAGCGTGGTCGTATTGGTCGTCAACCGAATTTGCTGGGCTGTCGCCTCTTTCACCGGGTCTACATGTTCATGGCCCTCCCACATCCACACGTGCGGCGGCAAGCCTTCGACGGGCGGGGACAGCTCGAAGGCCCGAATCGCTTCCGCCAGCCATGCGTGGAGGATACGGTCCAAGACCATCCGCTCGAATTGCGCCTGCTCGCACCGGATGGAACGGTAATAGGTCTGGTGATCGAGGCGGCCGGACGCGTAGTTATAGCTCGAAGAATCGCCGGACGCGACGTTATACGGCATGTTCAGACACCGCGCGATGTGTCGAAGCATGACACGATCGAACATATCCAGGGTCGTCGCCGGTTGCTCCGCCTTCAGCTGCGACGGCTCCCATCCTTCCGGCGTGAAGACGGCCATGTTCGGGGTAAACTCCATTTCCGTCATCGGCTCGACTTCGGCCGCTTCGCCTCCAGGGGGCGAAGTCGTCTTCATGAAGACGGCCATATTCGCGGCGGTCTCCGCGGCCGCGACGACGGCCAGGATGTAGCGACGCCATAGCGCGAATAGCGGCAAGGCAGGCAGCAAGTATGTCAAGCCCCTCGTCTGCCCGGGCCGGTTCACCTCCCTTGTGCGGGCGCGCCCCCCCGGCGT